TGTACGGTTTATTATGGAGGTAAAACTGGCACAGGTAAGAGAATAGATATGGTAATTAAAACAGGTAAATACGAATTAAAATTAAATATAAGAGATACACAAGGCGCTGATGGTTACCCTACAAGGCTAATGGGTGACTTTACATACTTATAATTTAATTAAAAACTTGACTTTATATAAATATATGATACAATAAACTTGATTTACATATGGAAAAAATGATTATATTAATGGGAAAAATGAAAGAGAGATGTTTAGTTTTAAAGGATTTCTTACAAAAGGTACAAATACACATTTAGAACACCTAGAGGACTCTATTATAAATGATGGAGCTAAAGGCGGCCGTAATGCTGTATTATTTTTAAAATCACTCAAAAAAATGCTACAAGGCCATGTAGGTGGCCGACTTAACGTAACAGTTAAATGGGACGGTGCGCCTGCTGTTATTTGTGGTACAAATCCAGAAAACGGTAAATTTTTTGTAGGTTCTAAATCAGTCTTTAACGTAAATCCAAAAATTAATTATACAACAGGCGACATATATTCAAATCATAGTGGTGTATTAGCAGATAAACTTTCTGTATGTTTACGAGAGCTTAAAAAAATAGGCATTAGAGGTATTGTACAAGGCGATTTATTGTTTACAAAAGGTGATTTAAAAACATCAACAATAGATGATGAAGAATGTTATATTTTTACACCAAATACAATTACATATGCAGTACCAATTAATAGCACATTAGGCAGAAAAATAGGCCGAGCAAGATTAGGTATTGTATTTCACACTTTTTATTCTGGCAAAAATATGAAAAGTCTTACAGCTAGTTTTGGCTCTATGAGAGGTTTTTCAAATTCATCATCTGTATTTGTAACAGACGCAACGTATAAAGACGCTTCAGGTTCAGCAACATTTAATACATCAGAAGTTGCCACATTTGATAATATAATTGCAATGGCAGAAGGCTCATTATCAAAAGCAGGTGCTTTACTTAACGATTTTAACACAACAAATCCTTTAGCTGTAGGTTTTAGATTAAAAAGTTTTTTTAATTTTTATATTAAAAATAGTAAGGGTAGTATGGATAAGGCAAAAGATTTAATGGATATGTTTAGATCATACTATTATAATATTGTTCAACAAGAAATTGACGCAGTAAGTAAAGATGAAACAAAAAACAAATATAGAAAAATACGTGATGAAGGCATAAATTATATTGATAGAAATAGACAAGCTTTATATTTTTCAATTGCAAGTTATGTTTCATTACAACGAGCAAAAGATTTTTTAATACGTAAATTAAATCAAATACAAAGTATAGGTCATTTTATAAGAACAAATGACGGTTTTAGAGTTACAAATCCTGAGGGTTATGTTGCAGTTGATAGAGTAAAAGGTGCAGTAAAACTAGTTGATAGATTAGAATTTAGTCGTGCAAATTTTACACTGGCAAAAGATTGGGTAAAAGGATAATATGAAATCATTTGAACAAATACTATCAGAAGGCTTATACGATCCAGGTATTTTTAAGGCTTTCTTTTTAGCAGGCGGTCCTGGTTCTGGTAAATCTTACGTAACACGAGCTGTATTTGCAGGTTCAGGTTTAAAAATTGTAAATTCAGATACAATATTTGAAAAAAGTTTGAGAGATATAGGTTTATCTTTATCAATGCCAGACGAAGAAGAATACTTTAGAAATATGTTAAGAGATAAAGCAAAAGCAAAATCTACAGGACAATTAGATTTATATGTAAAAGGTAGATTAGGTATAGTAATAGACGCAACAGGCCGTGATTATAATATTATACACAATCAAGCTTCAATATTAAAACAATTAGGTTATGATTGTTATATGATATTTGTAAATACAAGTTTAGACGTTGCATTAGAAAGAAATAAAAAAAGAGAAAGAGTTGTACCAGAATATATAACTCGAAAATCTTGGGACACGGTGCAGTCAAATATTGGAAAATTTCAAAATTTTTTTGGTCTATCAAATTTTATTGTGGTAGATAATAATAAATCTGAAATTGAGCTTACCACAATTACAATGAATAAAGTAAATAATGTTGTAAGAAGATTACTTAACACACCAATTAAAAGTTATATTGCAAAAAGGTGGATGGCAAAAGAAAGAATGAAAAAAAGAAATGTTTAATTTAAAAGAAGCAGTAATAGATATACCTCGTAGAACATATGCAAAAGGTATTTTTGATAACGCTGATACAGAAAGTCCAAAATTAAAATCATCTGTATTAGAAGTTATAAATGCTCAACTAAAAGAATTTGAAAAAATTGCACCTATAAAAAAATATTCACTAGTAGGTTCTATTATTACAAAAAATTATAGAGATGACGCAGATTTGGATGTAAATGTTTTATTTGATGTGCCTTATGAAAAAAGAGAAGAAATGCGTAAGTCAATTGCAAAATCTTTAAAAGATATAAACGGTAAAATAATACCAGGCACAAAACATCCTGTAAACTATTATGTAATTACAGACCCTAATGTAAAAGAAACAAACGATAAAATGGCCGACGGTGTATTTGATATACAAAACAATACTTGGATTAGAAAACCTACAGAATTTAAATTTGACGCTAAACGTTATGTTCAGGCCTTTGAAAAAAAGGTAAAAGAGATAGACGTAGTGCAAGGAGAATTAAAAAGAGATATAATAGATTACAACGAATTAAAAGAATTAGATTCAGATGACGTTATAAATTTACAAGAATTAATAAATGATAAGTTAAATGAAATAGAAGATGGTATAAAACATTTAGTTGATATGGGTAATACTGTATTAAAAGATAGAGCTGACGCATTTGCTACGGATATGACGCCAGAAGAAATAAAAACTTTTGGTAAAAAAAATCAATTGCCTAAAAACGTTGTTTATAAAATGTTAGAAAAATATCACTATTTAACAATGTATAAAAATTTAAAAGACATATTAAAAGACGGTGAAATAACTGATGACGAAATTGCAAGTTTAAAAATAGAAGCATTAGATAGATCGGTTGCATTTACTTTTGGTAGATTTAATCCGCCAACTATTGGCCACGAAAAACTAATTAGTAAAGTTGCAATGCAACCTACAAACGATTATAGAATATATGTAAGTAGATCATATGATGGTAATAAAAATCCATTAAAACCAAATGATAAACTTTTATATTTAAAAAAAATGTTTCCTAAATTTGCAAGTAAGATAAAATTAAATCCTTCAAATATGGTATTAGAAATTTTAACAGATTTATATAATTTAGGTTATCGTTCATTAACTATGGTTGTAGGCAGTGATAGAATAAATGAATTTAGTACGATACTTAAAAAATATAATAATGTAAAAAGCCGCCATGGATTTTATAACTTTAATAATATAAAAGTTGTATCAGCTGGCGATAGAGATCCAGATGAAGAAGGCGCTATTGGTATGAGTGCAAGTAAATTAAGAACATATGCACAAACAGGCGACTATTCTAGTTTTTCAAAAGGCATACCTAATCTTTCTGTCAAAGATAAAAAAGATTTATTTAATGATGTAAGAAAAGGTATGAATTTGGCCGCTTCAGCTTGGGACAATTATGGTGGTTATGAAAATAAACCCATTGCAAGTTTAGAACAATTTGAAGCACAACAAGTAAGAGATTTGTATATACGAGAAATGATATTTAATTTAAATGAAAACGTACACAACGTTCATTTAGATATAAAAGGTAAAGTTGTCCGTAGAGGTACAAATTATATTGTAATAGAAGATGAAAATAATAATCTACACAAATCGTGGATTTGGGATTGTATTCCCATTAACAGTAATAATAGAGAGTTAGAAATGAGAGAAATAAATTTAGATGTTGATTATGGTTTTGAAGCCGTATCTTCAATAGAAGAAAAGGCTGGCCACACTGATCCATTACCACAAGACAAATCAGTAGGTAAAGAACCAGGAACTCAACCTAAAAAATACTATAAAGATTTATCAAAATCAGATAAAGAAAAAAGAGCAGCACATTTTAGAAATCAGGATACAGAAAAAGGTCCTTATGAACCTGCTCCAGGAGATGACAAAGTAAAAACTAAACCAAGCAAACATACACAAAAATTTAAAAAGATGTTTGGCGAATTAAGACAAGAATTAAATACTATGATAGATACAAAAAAAGAAGCTTATGATATGGGCCAAGACTATGCTCAACATACTTTAAAGGTAACACCAGGCCAACCAGGATACGATCCTAATTATCAAGGCGGTGAGTATAAACCAAGTAATACAAATGAAAATTCAAAGAAAATTACTACTTTAGATGTACATAATTGGGCAAGTTCAAAAGAAACAATAGATAAATATAGAGAAAGATACGGTGAAAACTATCAATCAAAGATTGATGAAGTTAAAAAGAAAATGATGTCTTTTAAAGATTATGTTAAGTTTTAAAGACTATAAAGATCGAATTAGTAAAAGTGTACATTATCATATAGAAAATAAGATACCTTTTGCTGAAAACATTTATAGAGTACATAGTGAAGAATTTTATAAACTGTTTAAAGAGGCTAGACAGTTATATAATGAAGGCATACTAACTGAATTATCTGTATGGGATAAACAGTTATTAGAAACTGATATAGGAGAATTTGCTGACTTTAAAGGTCAAAAAGTACCATTAGATTGTCCTATACAAGAAGAAGACGAAAAAAATCCACCTTTAAATAAGCCAAAAAGAGGTGGGCCGAAAAAATTTTATGTATTTGTCCGTGACGGTGACAAAATTAAAAAAGTTACCTGGGGCGATACAACAGGACTA